TTTATTACTGCAGCATCACACCGAAAGAGGCCCGAAACAGAATGGAATGGGCGATGGATATCATCGAAGGAGAAATGTTTTATGCAATTAAGCGAGAAATGGAGAAGGATATTCCTAAAGTCGCTGCGTGATTATACAAAATAGCACGAATTGCCAAAGACAAAGGGCATGCGACCTGGCACATTAACGGCATGATCGGGAAGTGAAGCGAACAGATCGCAGCTTTACCGGTCAGTTGCATAAATGTTGATGCCAAAGAGCCTCGCGACCTCACCAGTCGGCGGGGCTTTTTTATTTCTATCCTCGATAGGGGATAAGAATCACCGCATACCCTGTAGCGGATAAGTAACATCACTAAACTATTTCAAAGGGTCGCCATTAGAGCGACCTTTTTTCATTTCAGCGCCCAAGGATTTCCCTCTGAGTTCTTCCTGTGTCTTTTCACTCGGGTGCTTTTTATTCTCACAGCATGAAGCCGGAATATCCGGGCTACGCCGGAGACGGCCATGACAAATACACAAACAGTAGCCCGCGGGGTAGCTCATGGGTGAAAGCAGCATAATCACAGGCGTGCTAGGCCTATTATTTGGCGGCGGCGCAGTGGCAGTTCTCTGGAAACCATTAGCGGCCAGCCTTGTCTCTCTTGGCATAAGTAATCGCGCTGGCGGAGAGATAATCTCCAATTACAAAGAGCAGGTGCAGTTGCTGAAAGAGAGCAACGCCATTCTCCGCGAAGAAAACGACGAATTGCGGGAGCGTCATGACCGCAACTTACGCCGTATATCAACTCTTGAGACTGACCTGAAGCTGATTAAAAACGCCCTGAGCATCCTCCTTGCGATGTCTGAGGCCAGTACCGCTGTCGGAAATGAGCGATTCAGAACCGAGATAGATCGGCTGATTGCGAAAATGGAGACCCACAGCGATGACGAACAGCGCTAAATATAATCACAAACGTAGCCTGATAGTCGGCTGCGTTCTCACCATGATGACACTCATCTGCATTGCAATGACCTGCCTGTTTGTTTACGTGACAAATGATGCAAACCGCCAGATTGAAAACATCCGCAATGATTACCGCAAGGTTGCCGAGCGCCGCGATGCAAAGGTTGCCAGCCTGGCTAATCAGGTGGCATCCCTTCAGCAGCAGATGAGTTCATTACCAGATCGCACAGCCAACAAGACTGCCGCACAGGTCAAGCAGGTAGTGAAGGAGGATGAGGGCAAATGACGAAAGACGAAATCTTTAGCGCCATCCTCGGCAAAGAAGGGGGTTACGTTAATAACCCAGCAGACAAAGGCGGCCCAACCAACTGGGGTATCACTCAGGCGGTCGCCAGAGCGCACGGTTACACCGGTGACATGAAAGACCTCACCCGATCTCAGGCTCTGAATATTCTTGAATCAGATTACTGGGTAGGTCCGCGATTCGACCAGGTCTCTCAGGTCAATAATGCGATCGCTGTAGAGCTAACCGACACCGGCGTAAACATGGGCCCATCGGTAGCCGCAAAGTTTCTCCAACGCTCCCTGAACGTATTTAACAATCAGGGCAAGCTTTACGCCGACATCGTGGCAGACGGTCAGATTGGCCCCCGCACTATCACCGCACTGCGGTCATTTCTTTCCGCACGTAGTCGTGATGGTGAGAAGGTGATGCTGAAAGCGCTAAACAGCCTGCAGGGCGCCCGATATATTGAGCTCGCCGAATCCAGATCAGCCAACGAGACATTCGCCTACGGCTGGTTTGAGAGGGTGGAAATCTAATGGACGCCTTAAGCATGCTGCGTGGTTCAAGTGGCAACATCTCACTAAGCCGCACTCAAGCCATTCTCGGCTTCCTGGTGTGTAGCGGCATCCTCATCTGGCAGGCCTACAAAGGCGAGCTGAGCGAAGCAATCTTCATCGCTTACTTTGGTTTCTCTACGGCCGGATATATCGGTGCGAAGAAAATCGCATCTGACAAAGACCTGAGCGAACAGAAGCTGGATGCAGGAATTGACCCGGGAGCTAAGCCATGAGCATTGAATTCATCCTCGGCATTATCGGCGTCATTGTTGCTGCCGTTATGACGGCATTCGGCATTGGTCACTCTAAAGGCAAGGCTAAAGCAGAAGCCTCTGCAACTGAGAGAGAAACCAAAGCAGCTGTCGCGTCAGAGCAGGCAGTCGCTACCCGCCAGACCGACACCGCCAAAGAGGCATCCGATGTTCAAAGCACTGTTACCCGCATGTCTGATGGTGATGTTGATGACGAGTTGCGCAGAGAATGGATCAACAAGGGTTGAGGTAGTCGATACCGCCTGCGCCTGGGTGAAGCCCATTCTCGTTACCGAAGCCGACATCATGACGATGGATGACCGGACAAAGCGCGCCATTCTGGCTCACAACAAGACGTGGAAGGCTAACTGCGGAACGGTGACCCAATGAGTGGGTACTCAATCTACAACATCCTTTCTGGTGCCTGCATAGGCGCACTGGTAATGACGTGGATAGGCTTCTGGATTCACCAGCGCCAGGAGAAGCGGCACCGCAACGAATTAAGCAGGATGCAGCAGCAGATCATCACCGAAGTAAAGAACAGCCTCAGAAAGTAAATCCTCAAGAGGAAATAACCATGTCGCTTAAACGCAACCAACTGCCTCGCTACCAGGGTAAAGACAACCAGGTGCTGGCACTCAAAATCAAAGAAGTGCGTCAGGATGTAGATGGCGCTGGCTACATTGTGCCTGAAGATGATTTCTACCCTGAGTTTCAGGTGTCATGTGAGTACATGAGTAAGTATCAGCCTAAAAAGGGCGGCTACTACGTCGAGCTGATTGATGGCGATCCGATTTACATGGATGCCAAAGACTTCTCCAAGCAATACACACTGATGAAGTAACCAGGGGAAAACATGAAACGCCAATGGCCTACCTACAGCGACACGGACAACAACTTTGTTTATGCGCTACCCATTAAGTCAATCAGGCAGACAGTAGACGGTTACGCCTACGCCAGCTTTGATGGTGACTTTGATGAGCAATACCTCTCACCGCAATTCATGGGCATCTTCCGTCCGGTAGTTGGCGGATACCTGTTTACCAGCGCATCAGGTGAACTGCTCTACATGAGCAAGACCAAGTTCGAAGCGCAGTACAGTGCAGCCGGTGCCGCCGCAACATGGGCGAGCATTACCGGCAAGCCAACAACGTTCGCACCGACTATCGGCACTACAGCGACAACAGCGATGGCGGGAAACAAGACGCCAACCTCAGCAGAGCGTGGTGGTGTACTGCAGCAGGCAGCAGAGGCGGCTATCCCCGCTCAGACGGTGACTGATATCGCTACGGCGCAGACGGCAGTGAACACGATCGTGACAAAGGTCAACAGCATACTCACCAAGCTGAAGGCCGGTGGCGAACTCGCGTAGTCATTACAGAGCATCTCAAGGGGTGCTCGATAATGATAACAGGAGTCGAGCATGGCAAAACCTAAGTGGCCTAAGCTTCCGCGTTTCTTGGTTCCATTATTTCACTGCGCAAATGTTTATCTTTGTGTGAGTAAAGATGAATGGCAACGGGCGCTATCTAACCTAAAGCAGCCTGAGCAAGATCTTTCGTTCTCTAACGGTCGTACAATGCACTTTTGCGACAGCTCAACTGGTGAAAACCTCTATTTGGTAGGGGTGTTTGATAAATCAGTTTCCACGCTAGTTCATGAGTGCGCTCACGCAACCTTCTACTGCTGCCACGATGTGGGCGTGACAATAGAGACAGACCAGTCAAACGAAACTTACTGTTACCTGCTCGACAGAATGTTTAGCCACTTCCTCCCGCATATAAAACAGGAATCATCATGTCCGACTTGAACATGCAAACATCACTGACAGACCAGCAAAGACTCCGTCTCGAAATTCTCTCACTGGTCCAGAACGACACAGCAGCCGCTCAGGATGCGATCGTAGAGATTGGCGACGACCAGCTGAAGTTCGAACTCTTCAAGCGTCAGTACACGCTCGCACAGGGTGAGCCTACTGCCGTATCCCGCACAACCAAAGCTATCCGGGGCATGAAAGAAGCTCTGGAGCTGTTTCAGTAAGAGAGAAACCTGATGGCTGAACTCAACGAACAACAAGAGCGCTTCTGTCAGGAGTACGTGGTTGATCTGAATGCAACACAGGCAGCTATTCGGTCTGGTTACAGCGAGAAGTCTGCAAAGTCGATTGGTCACGAAAACCTGACTAAACCCCACTTGCGGGCGCGCATCACCGAATTAGCCAAAGAACGAAATGCCGCAGTAGGGCTAAGCGCAGAGTTCGTGATTGAAGGCGTAATCAAAAACATCCGTCGGTGCGAACAGGCGGAGCAGGTTTATGACAAGAAGGGCGAGCCAGTAATGGTTGAAGGCCCGGATGGTGAGCTTGCTCCGCTCTACAAATATGATGCTAACGCAGCGCTGAAGGGCTATGAACTCCTCGGCAAGCACCTGAAGCTATTCACCGACAAAGTGGAGCACTCAGGCAGCATCGAAACCCTGTCAGACGAAGAACTAAATGCGAAACTCGCGAGGCTTGTAAATGGACAATCTGAAGCGAGAGGAGAAGCTTGAGCTAATTCGCCTGCTGGAAGAGAAGGCCCGCCGCGCAGTTGTTAATCGTTACCGCTCCTACTTCGACACCCGTTACCCGTGGCAGCGCAAGTTCATCGCGCAAACCGCTAACTACCGCCAGTGCGCGTTAATCGCTGCAAACCGCGTAGGCAAGACTGACACCGCTACCTATATCGACGCCATCCACCTGCTCGGAGAGTATCCGGAAGGGTGGGAGGGCCATCGCTTTGACCACGCTCCGCTGATGTGGTGCCTGGGCTATTCCGGTGAGAAGTGTCGTGACCTGCTTCAGTCGGCAATCATTGGCAAGAAGGTTAACGGTGAGTTTACTGGCGGCCTTGTTCCTCCAGATCGCATCGTCTCCACTGAGCCAATGACCGGCACACCCAACGCTGTTCGCTCGGCCTACATCCGGCACAGCAGCGGCGACCTGAGTAAAGTTCAGTTCTGGTCATACACGCAGGGGCAGCACGCACTGATGGGTGATGACATCGACTGGTTTCATATCGATGAAGAGCCAGAGGACCAGACGATTTACCCGCAGGTTCTGACACGCACGGCTACTGGTGACCGAGGGAGAGGCGGCAGAGGCATCCTGACGTTTACACCAGAGAACGGGCGCACAGAACTGGTTATCAAGCTTCTCGACGACCCGGCAGATTCACAGTCATGCATGAACGTTGGCTGGGATGATGCACCTCACCTCACTGAAGAGACGAAGAAAAGCCTGCTTGAGTCATATCCACCTCATCAGCGCGACATGCGAACCAAGGGCATACCGATGCTCGGTCAGGGACGCATCTTCGACTTCAGCGAAGACACGATCACCATCGAACCCTTCCCGATTCCGAAGCATTACATGGTTATCGACGGCATGGACTTTGGCTGGGACCACCCGCAAAGCCGCATTCAGCTCGCCATCGATATGGACAGCGACACCTATTACGTCACCAAGGCGTGGAAGGCCAGCAAGACATCACCATCAGAAGCATGGGGCGCCACAAAGTCATGGGCCAACAAGGTTCCGACAGCATGGCCGCAGGATGGCTTGCAGACAGAGAAGGGTAGCGGATTGCAGCAGAAGTCCTACTACTCAGAGGCAGGATTCCAGATGCTGCCAGACTGCGCACAGTGGCCTGATGGCTCCCGCTCTGTTGAGGCTGGCTTGTTCGAGCTGCACGACCTGATGAGTACCGGACGATTCAAGGTGTTTTCCGGACTGCGTGACTGGTTCGAAGAGTTCAACTTCTATCACCGTGACGACAGGGGCCGCATCGTTAAGACGCGTGATGACCTTCTGGATGCCACGCGTTACGCCTACATGATGCGCCGCTTTGCTAAACGCTATGGCGACATCGGCATTGTTAAAGAGAAGAAATTACCGGCGCCAATTCGCCCAATTCCCCGGAGAAAATAATGGCCGACAATAACGAAAAATTGCAGACCATTCTCAGGAAGTTCGACCGGGACTGGACAGCAAGCGATGAGGCCAGAACTGAAGCAACCAACGATCTGTTCTTCAGCCGCATCAGCCAGTGGGATGACTGGCTAAACGAATACACCACCCTGCAGTATCGCGGTCAGTTCGACGTAGTGCGCCCGGTTGTCCGCAAGTTGGTCGCAGAGATGCGCCAGAACCCTGTCGACGTGCTATTCAAGCCGAAAGATGGTGCTGACCCTAACGCTGCCGACATCCTGATGGGTATGTATCGCACCGACATGCGGCACAACACCGCGAAGATTTCCGTCAACGTGGCTGTGCGTGAGCAGATTGAAGCGGGCGTGGGTGCATGGCGTCTGGTGACTGACTATGAAGACCAGGACCCGACGAGCAACAATCAGGTTATTCGCCGCGTACCCATTCATGAGGCATGCACTCACGTTGTTTGGGATGCCA